ACCTTCATCGCCAACAACATCCGCGTCCACAATGCCGGCCTGGGCCTCGGCATTGCTGGCGCTGGCGGTGGAGGCGGCGGTGGCGGCAAAGGCGGCGGTGGCGGCGGATCCAGCCGCACCCCAACAGAAGCCGACGACTCCCTCCAGTCCGTCCAATACGCCAGCGTGCTGGATCTGCTGTCCGAGGGCGAAATCCAAGGCATCGAAAACGGCGAAAAAGGGATTTACCTCGAAGGCACCCCAGTCCGCGACGCCGCCAACAACCCCAACTTCGAGGGCTACACAGTCGTCACCCGCACTGGTACGCAAGCCCAGAGTTACATCAGCAACCTGATCGGCACCGAAAGCGAAGAAGCCGTCAACGTTGAAGTTATTAACCCCACTCCGATTGTCCGCACCATCACCGATTCCGACGTGGATCGTGTGCGCGTGACACTACAAGTCCCATCACTGCAGATCATCGAAGACGACGGCGACATTGTTGGTCACAGCGTCCAAATCCGCATCCAACTTCAGTACAACGCCGGCGGCTACACAACCGTTGTAGACGACACGATCAGCGGCAAAACCAGCAACCGCTACCAGCGCGATTACATGATCCCGCTGTCTGGTGCATTCCCCGTTGACATCAAAGTCATCCGCGTCAGCGGCGACGAAACCAGCGCCAAACGCCAAAACGAAACCTACTGGTTCAGCTACACAGAAATCATCGACGAAAAACTGAGATACCCAAACAGCGCACTGGCATTTTTGCGTTTTGACTCGCGCCAATTTGACTCAATCCCCACCCGCAAGTATCTAATTCGCGGCATCAAAGTTCAACTGCCAAGCAACGCCACGGTCGATACCGTTACCTATCCCGGAAGAGTTACCTACGCCGGCGTCTGGAACGGCACTTTTGGCGCCGCAACTTGGTGCAATGACCCGGCCTGGTGCTTGTGGGATCTTCTCACCAACACCCGTTATGGCGCCAGCATCCCGGCCAGCAGCCTGGACCGCTACGACTTTTATTCGATCAGCCAATACTGTAATGAACTCGTCAGTAACGGCAAAGGCGGCCTGGAGCCCCGCTTCTCCTGCAACCTTCTAATCAACAGCCGCGACGAGGTGTACAACGTCATCCAAGAGATGACCAGTTTGTTCCGAGGCATCGCATATTACGGCGCGGGCTCGCTGGTGCTCCAGCAAGATAAGCCCACGGACGCGCAATATCTGCTGGGACCCAGCAATGTTGTTGACGGTCTTTTCATCTACAGCGGTACTTCACAGAAAGCCCGCCATACCACCGCAACTGTTGCCTGGCAGTCTTACGACACCTTGGGCGAAGTTGAGTATGAATACATCGAAGATGCAGACGCTGTAGCCAAATACGGCATCATCAACAAAGACATCAAAGCCCTCGGTTGCTACAGCCAAGGTCAAGCTCACCGCGCTGGTAAGTGGGCACTTCTTAGCGAACAAAACCTGACTGAAACTGTCACTTTCTCGGTGTCTATCGACAGCGGCATCATCCTGCGCCCTGGGATGGTGATTGACGTTGCCGACCCGATGAAGGCTGGCACACGCCGCAGCGGTCGCGTCAGTTCTGCCACCACAACCACCATCACGGTTGACTCCAGCAGCAGCCTGTCCGTCAACTTGGCAAGCAACCCGCGTATTTCGGTCATCCTGCCCAGCGGCAACGTCGAACTTCGCCCGATCCAGTCCATTAGCGACCGCACCATCACGGTCGGCAACCCATTTAGCGAAGCCCCCAACGCCAACGCCATCTGGCTGATCCAAACCGACGACATCGAATCCCAGCAATTCCGCGTCCTCAACGTCGCCGAATCGGACGACGGCATCTATGGCGTCACCGCACTGCAATACAACAGCAGCATCTACAACGCGATTGAAAGCGACAACAAACTGACCACCCGCGACATCAGCAACCTCAGCGACCCGCCCGATGCAGTCAGCAGCATTGACGGCACAGAATATCTCTACCAAGACGGCCAAAGCGTTTTTTCTGGCTTCACCCTTAGCTGGATCAGCCCCAAAGATCGCGTCTCCGAATTTCGCGTTAAATACCGCGTCGATAACGACAACTGGCAGCAGGTCAACACCACCTCTCCGTCAATCAAGATCCTCAACACACATCCTGGAACGCTTTACGTACAAATTCAGGCGTACAACTACCTCAACAAAGGCGGCGCAATCGCCACTGATCAATTCCCGCTTGTCGGCAAAACCGCCGTTCCGGGCAATGTTCAAAACCTCAGCTTCGAGGCCATTAACGCCAACTCCGGTCGCCTGCGCTGGGACGAAACCGTAGACCTCGACGTGAAGGTTGGCGGCAAGATCCACATCCGCCACAGCAACCTGACCGACGGTTCAGCCAGCTGGAGCAACAGCGTTGACCTGATTCCCGCTAAATCCGGCAGTTCCACCGAAGCCATCATCCCGCTGGTGGAAGGTGAGGTGCTGGTCAAGTTCGAGGATGACGGCGGCCGCCAGAGCGCCAGCGAGACCAGCATCATCATCGACCTGCCCGACACACTGGCACCGCTCACGCTGATCAACCGGCGCGAGGACCAAGACGTCCCACCGTTCCAAGGCACACGCACCAATACTTTTTACAGCGATGAATTTGATGCGCTGACGCTGGATAGTGTTGATCTGTTTGACACTGTGACTGACGTTGATGCGATGGTGACATTTGATGTGATTGGTGATGTCGCAAGTTCCGGCACCTACGACTTCGCCACCACAGTTGATTTCGGCAACACCTTCTCCATCGACTTCAGCCGCTACTTCGTCACCCGTGGCTATTTCCCCAGCGATCTGATTGACAGCCGCCTTGCTGATGTGGACGCTTGGAGCGATTGGGACGGCGGCGTGATCGACGCGGTGAACGCCATCCTCGAACTCCGCAGCACCACCGACAACCCGAGCGGCACCCCGACGTGGAACGCATGGCAGCCGTTCGTCAATGGCACCTTCCGTGGCCGTGGCTTCCAATTCCGCACCACGCTGACCAGCAACGACGTTGCCGAAAACATCCTCGTCGATGAGTTGGGCTACCTCGCCAGCGTCCAACGCCGGACCGAGCAAAGCAACGCCGCAGTGAGCGGCACCACCAACACCGCCGTGACGTTCCCCTACCCGTTCTTCACTGGGACGGCCAGCATCGGCGGTTTGAACGCCTATCTGCCCAGCGTCGGTGTGACGGCACAAAACCTGCAGGCCGGCGATTACTTCCAGATCTCCAACGTGACCGGAACCGGCTTCCAGATCAGCTTTTTCAATTCCGGTGGTAGTCCCGTCACCCGCAACTTCACATGGAGTGCAACCGGATATGGACGGCAGGGCTAAACTTCTTGTATTAAAGGACGCCTGATTCGTGGCTCAGCACGATTACGTCATAGCCAACGGCACAGGGGCAGCAGTCCGTTCAGACCTCAACGGCGCCCTTGCTGCAATCGCCACGATCAATAGTGGCGCCACTGCACCGACCACTACTTACGCCTTCCAACTCTGGGCAGATACCACCACCGGCCTGCTCAAAATCCGCAATGCCGCCAACTCGGCTTTCGTAACCGTTGGCACGCTGGCCTCCACGAACCTCGGCCTCGCATCTCTGGCTGGCGCCACGTTCACCGGCAACGTAATCCTCGGCACCACCACGGCACTGGAACTGCCGGACGGCACCACTGCCCAACGCCCCGGCTCCCCGGTCAACGGGATGATCCGGTACAACACCACCCTCAACCAGTTCGAGGGCTACAAAGCCAGCGCCTGGGGTGCTATCGGCGGCGGTGCAACGGGTGGATCGTCTGATGACATCTTCTACGAGAATGGCCAGACGGTGACTACCAATTACACTTTGAGCACTGGCAAAAACGCCATGTCGGCCGGACCGATCACGATTAACTCCGGGGTGACCGTTACGGTGCCCTCGGGCGCTTCTTGGGTGGTGGTGTAAGTCATGCCAATCGCAATCAATGGCTCTGGAACAATCACTGGCATCAGCGCAGGCGGCTTGCCCGATGGCGTGATCACCACGGATGACATTGCGGCAGATGCTGTCACCAGCGCAAAGATTGCCAGCGGCGCGATTGTTGACGCTGATGTCAATGCCAGTGCTGCAATTGCCGACTCCAAGCTGTCGGGCACGACCTGCAAAGCCTGGGTGAACTTCAATGGCACCGGCACCGTGGCAATCCGCGCCAGCTACAACGTGAGCAGCATTACGGATCGAGGAACAGGGAACTACACAGTTAACTTTACTAATGCACTTGCTGACGCAAATTACTCCACAATAATTAACGCAGGCGGCGGTTTTACGACTATTTTATTGTCAGACAACGGTCCAAACTTAAATTCCGGCGGATACTCTACAACGCATACAACAACAACAGGGATTAAGTTTGTTGTCGGCAATCAATCGACTTCAGCTCCAAACGATGCCGATACCCTTGCGGTCGCCATCTTCCGCTAACCCATCATGAACCGAATCATCTACCAAAACGAGACCGGCGGAGTCTCCATCATTATCCCAACCGGCGAGCTGCCCATCGAGGATGTCGCCGCGAAGGACGTTCCCGAAGGCGTGCCCTACGAG